AAGTTACCAATAGCATCTGTTTCTGCGAACTGTACTAGTTTTTGATAGTGCTCAATGGCGCCGCCTGATTCAGCTGCTTGACCTAATGGCTCTGAGTTATTAAATATCTGTAGAATCGCTTCTTCAGCAAATATTTTCTCAATACCGCTATCAGCTGTAGGCTTCTGAATAAACTTACGTGGATCTTGGCCCAAGGCTTTGATCGTTTCTTCAGCTAAATTATACAGCTGTGTTGGTGTTACAATACCAGTTTGGATCATTAACTCTGAAGCTAACAAGCCTGTGAGTGCATTCATCGCTTGCTGCATGCCAGATTTACTTGTATTCAGTACGTTAGCTGTGAATACAAACTCCATACGGCCTGTTATCTCGCTGATGTCTTTAACTGTTTGATACGGATCAGCATCTTCATCAATGTTATTCGTTTTGAGAATTTTCTTATTATCAGGTAAATAACGCTGGTTCAGCTCATGTATCTGGTAATAGACTTCTGCTAGACCTTCAAACATACGGCGTATAACACGTTCAGGACGTGATTCTGATTGCCCAAGTACTAACTGCATATTGCCTTCAGTACGCAGCGCTGATGCACCACCTTGAGGCACACCACCGAAGTTTAGGTCGTTTGTCAGAGTCAGACGGTTCTGCATCTGTTCCATCATGTTCACAGTGTTTAACGCAAACGTCTGATTGTTTTGAATGTTTGGGAAATGAATATCATCTCGTGGGTTTGCCATTGGTACACCATCACCGGGCCCTAAGTTCAGCATGTCTGGGTTTTGAGAATTATTTTTATAGAAGAAGAACGGGCTATTTGCCAGCGTACCTGCATCAATCATTTGATCCAGCATGTTCTTACCTGCATCGTGCAGGCCTTCCATTTGTTCTAAATATGAGATTCCTAAGCGGCGACCTTTCACCGGTAAAAACGATGCTTCTGCAAATGGTCTGCGTGGTGGGTTAGCTGGGTACATCTCAGTTAGATGTGCTGCCTTCACTACTAGGTTTGCTTCACGTATTACATACCAAATGACATCTTTGCCTTCCCAGACATCGAAGCAGATATATCGTGTTAGGTTTTTGTGGGACGCGTCGCGCTCGCTGAAGTCATCAATCGTGCCCTGCATCGCATCTTTTTGATCTTTCATTTCTTGGTTGATACGGTTTCTTGATAGGGCTTCTAGCTTCTCAAGATCTTCGTCAGTCATTAAATCATAATGACCAGATTCTTTTAGACGGCGAAGTTCATCTATCGTTGGGTAATCAACTAGCGTTACATGTTGGCTACCACCAGAATTTGACGGTCCAGGCATTTGTAGATTTGCTGCACGATATGGGTGCAATACTTCATCAATATCTTTTATCATTGGGCGTGGACCGTTGAATACTTCTACAGTACGTTCCATGACCATTTCTACGCGGTCGTCATCTGCTGTGTAAAATTTCGTTACAAATGTTTCACCATCTGTTTCTACTGAGAAGTCCCAACCGCTATTGCCAATCGATTGGATCAGCGCTTGTGGGAATTCATCTTTAATTTTTTCTATGAAATACTGACGAGGTAGTATTTCTTCTGGTATCGCTGGGAATACACGTGAGTCAATTATCTCACGTTCTTCTTGTACCCATGGTATATGAGCTGTAAATACGCCATCGTTGATGAAGCATTCAACCAAGTCACCCATGAACTCGGTACCTTTCATATCTTTAAACATCTGATGTTGTATTAAATCATCAATTGTTTGCTGCTTCTTCGTATCAGCTTTATTGCGAGCAACTGCTGTTACTGGCGGTTCAGATGACATAATCGCATTAAATAGAATATCTTGTAGCTTTGTTGAGTGCGTCATCATATCAGGTAGGGCAATATCACTTGAATCTTCCCAAGGGCCTGAATCGCGTTCTGTCCAATTACGGTACTTAGCATAACGCTGGATGCGGTCGAACATAAAATCAGATCGGCCTGCCAAGTCATCATCTACAAATTGCTTAACGCGGGTAGCTATACTGGCATTATCGAACGTCAGCATTTTAGGGCGTTTACGGGTACGCTTTATATTCGCGTCTTCTTGAACTTTGACTTGATCTACCATGAATTCCTCAAACTTTAATTTTGGTGTATAAACCGACTAGCGTGTGAGACCTTAATTTTAAAATTTCAGCAGCTTGGAACGCTACTTGATCCCGGTTAAGTTCGGATGCACCTACAGCTTTTCTATACTCAGCCGTATTCTCTTGTGCCATACCTTCAAGCGCATAGTCCCATAAGTGCCTGAGTGTATCAGGTTTTATGTTATCAATACACTTTTTGCACATTGTTAGGTGGACTTGAGTGCCTAATGATGTTATGAACACACCTTTGTAGGCATTGTCATTCCAGCATTTGATACTGCGCATTTGGCCATCAAGCATGCCGCTTGTGAAATAACTCTTGGCCTTTGCTACATCAATACCACAACAAGGGCATTTGCCCAGTGCATGTCTATTCTGATTGTTCATCTGGGATCTTTGTTAGTTTATTACGGTACGTGGCTTTCAACTCGCTAAGCGTTTTTTCCCATTGCTCAGCTAGTGAATCATGTAAACCATCTACGTCACTTAACATCTGTTTTGCAACAGGTGCGCATGTCTCGCAGTAGTCATGTTTAACTTCGTGGCCAATTATTTCAGACTCACCTGTTATAAGCTTTTCACATCCATCACATTGTGTCGCTGTAGTCATTATCTTCGCTTCTTAAATCTAGTGTTAATTTTACGCCCTACGTTTGCAAAATCTTGATAGCAGGGATCTCGATTAGCAAGATACTTCAGATTGTTTGGAAAGTCATCATCTTTAGGCTTAGGCACTTGTTTTTGTGCTTTCTCTTGAGTCACTTTGAACTCATCCCAACGATACCGTTTCATCTGGAATATAGTGTTCGTACAGCGGGTATGTATGTACAGCCTAGGCTCATGGGTGCTTGGATCAGGTTTTAACCACTCATCTACTTTGGCACGGCCTACACCTGAGTCATCAGCTAACTCACATTCAATACCAGAGTCAGCAAACTCGTCCTGCCATGTCTTACCCCGATCACGTGCGCTGGATGGTGATCTACCCATATTCGGGTCAATCAGTCGTAACTTAGTTGATATGCGTAGTTCATACTCAAGCTCTTTAACTTTTTTCGCTACAACGTCAGGAGTATCGTCCACTGATAACTCAGCTACTTGCCACATATTATCATTAGGGTCTATGACTACCCACTGCATCATATGAGGTTTTCGTGGGTGTGGATCTAATATAAATACTGCTGGCCAATCGGACCTTGTATCAAAATCGTATGTATGGCAGAAGTCTGATACATGGCGGTTACCACATGACATGCAGTTACCTTCTACATCCAGATACGTTTCTTTTTCTTCATCATAGCACCAGTGCTTGGTTGTCTCTGGACCGGTATAAAGTGAGTGTACCAAATTACTAAACCTGATTGGCTTACCTTCAAGCCGTACAGCTTTCATCTCTTCAGTCCACCGGCCAGCTTGACGTTCTACTTTCGCTTGGTTCAAGTGATCGTTGTCACGCGTCAGCAGCTCTATCCATTCAACTTCTGGTTTGATGCCATGCTCTTTCATCGCTTTGACTTGGGCATTGCCCGGCTCATAGATCTCTTCAAAGATCCAATCAACTGCTATCGTTGGATCATCTGGCCATGTCATCGATAAAAATATTCGTCCGTTACCACGCATCGTACGTGCCTGGTTTTCTAAGAACACTGGATACGTTGATGGTTCATCCATCATAACGAACTGAATATCGTTACCTACCATGTTCTTTGGGTCCTGATCGTTCGACATGAACTGTATATGTGACAGCCCACGCTCTTCACCTGTAATCGGGTGATAGCTGCGTATGTGCAGAGTGTTCGCTTTCGCTTTCCAGCTGCTTTCCCATTTCTGGTCTACAAGACACTTCTTAGGTATCCAGCCCCAATGGCCTTTATCACCACCTTCAGGCAGTGTACCAGTCCACTGGTCCCATCTCAGCTTAGGTAGCATCATCATCTCGAGCATCGAAGTTAACGATGCTATGATGACACGGCAATTCATAGGGCCTGGTGATTTAAACTTCCACCAGTCTTCACCCCACTCTTTCTCATAATCATCTCGCATCCACTGAGGAAATATCCCGGTGGCACATGAGATCATCTCAACCAGTGTTGACTCTGATTTGCCGGACCCATTGCCACCGCCAATACCAACAAGGTCAGCGCTGGTCATATGAATACGACGTGCCTTCTCAGAAACTGGTTGGTAATGTTCTAATTGATTTTCTTTACGGTCCATATCAAGGGCAGTCGTAAAGTCGCCGAAGAGTGCTTGAAAGTCTTCGTCGCTTAAATTCGCTAGGTCTTCTTCAGAATAGTCAGAGAACGCCATCGTTTAATATCTCAGGTTTGTATTGTTTTAAAATCTCAACTGCATATGCTACTTTATCTTCGACCCTTTGGCCATACGGCTGGCTTCGTGACCACAACTCTAAGTTCTCTGGTCGGTTGTCAGCTCTATCACCATTCTTGTGGTGAACGTTCTCACCTGGTTCTAAATACCTGCCTAATACCTTTTCCATCACAACGACATGTTCGTAGACCTTGTTCTGGCATGCTCTCGGATGATCAGGCATATACGTACGCATATACCCTTTACTATCCTTAAAGCTCATAGGCTCAGCTCTTTAGCTGTTTGGTGAAATATGTAATCTACTAGGTACGCTTGTACTTCATGGTTCTCAAACTCAATCTCAACACCTACATGATTCAGTATGTGCCAAGCAGCATGCACAGCTTCATGTACCAGTGTCTGAGTGTCTTCAGCAAACAACACCCAAGTAACTGACCCATTCGAGAGATTCAACGGGAGCAGCCAACCTTGGCACCCAGCATAGTCTTCAGCTATCAGTTCAAACTTATATGTCTTCTTGAGGTACTTAGTCAGGCTGACGAGGTCATTAGAGACCGTCAGCGCTTGCTCGTATATCGGTATGATCAGGCGTTTAGTCTTCGCCTTCAACTTCTTCGCAGCTGCCATTTACGGTTATGCCTCTTCGGTTTAACTCTGCCTGCATTCTTGCAGCGATATCAGTTAGTCCCTGTTTATCTTCAACCGCTAATATCGCGGTAGGCTTCCCATCCAATAACTGCATCTGCTCTTGCAGAGTTTTAAATATGGTAGACAGATCCGTCAACTTCGCACCACCGATGGTAGCGGCATCAATATGCCCCAGCACCATTCGTATTTTAGTTGAGATCTCTTCACGTAGATCTTCGTCTTTATAATTCTCTGGCATCATGTCAACTTCAACGATGCCTTTCATGACCCTATTACTCAGGCCATCAATAACAGCAGGCGGTACGCCAGCCTTCTTCGCCAACTGCATAATCTTATGCAGCGCTTCTGCTGGATCACCATCACATGCGCCTAACGCTTTTTCTAATGCATGATCCTGGCCAGCCGTGGTAACTTCGGTCTTCTCACGACGCACGCGGGCTTTATCCGCATCTTTCGACCGTATCTCTTCGATTGGAGCAATGTTTAAATTTTCAGCATTATTCCGCAGCTGATAATCAATCTTCTCTCTGATCGTTATATGGTGGTAACGACGCTCCATCTCTTTCGTACCCAACTTCTTCAGAGCTGCCTTGAATCTATTCAATACAGCAGCACGTGAGATATTCAGCTGGGCGCCTATCTCACCATCTTTCAAGCCTTGACAGATCAGCTCACAAACTTCCGCTTGGTTGTCTGTGAGTATGATCTCTTCAGGAGGTATCCCGGCCATTACTTACGATCCTTAAAGAATTTTTCGATCATACGGTAGAACGGTGTGATGTCTGCTAAGAACTTCGCGATGATATCAATCAGACGCTTGATGTCTTTGACAGTCTTGCCGGTAACTGTTTTTGGATCGTATTCGATATGTATGTGATCTGCTTCCACCAATACGTCATAGTCTTTACCCAAGGCTTCGCGTATCTGCTTAGCCACTGTATTGACCTTAGCCATATCAGTGTTTTGGCCATCAGCCTTTTTGAACACCCAGATGCGGCAATCGAACGCATTACCCGTATAGTGCAGTGAATCATGTTTGTGCACACCATCACCCGGTCGGCCTTCGGTACCAGAGGTTACTGTTAGATTTTCACCAAATGACAAATAGATGTTATCAACAATCTCGATGGCTTTTATCGTCTGAGGTGTTACACCTTCTAGCGATGCACCTTTTTTGATATCCATGAATAGTTCCTCGTGTTTTGGGCGTACGGTGTGGGCTGTTGTTTGAAAGTGGCAACGTGGTGTTCTTAATCTGGCCTGGTGGTAATTAGTCATCTCTAAATGCTTGGTTATCAAATCAGGTCAAAAGTCCGTGCAACTTCCATATTCACCACGTTGCACTATGACAAAGAATATAGTGCATCCCTTTCATGGGGTCAAGAGAAGATGGTTAAAGTTTGCCGCACGCGGGGTGCGCGACGCGCTCTTGGCATGTGAATTATGGCCACGCCGGCCTTTTAATTTAAACGCGAATGATTCTCATTTAACCTAGGTTGCACCTTTTTCAAATTTTTTATTCCGGAAATGTCTGGGACCCCTCGCCCCATTCGTACGGGGGTAGGGGTCTGCCACGCGCGCCTCGTGACCCTAGCAAGCCTGGAACCCGCATGAATACTGGGTTACATATCTATTCATCTTTACATTGTAAGTTGGCACGATCTTTGACGCACTCGACTAGCGCGACGCACTCGAAACTGTGCTCAATATAATGCATGGAAATAAATCCTAGTGTTTATGCGGGCTAGAGATGCACTGTTCTGGACCTGGCATGGAAATATATTTGAAGAGTTGGCATGGTTCTTGGGGGTATGTTGTGCACAATGTAGCGTGGCACGCTTCGTGCTTAGTGAATTATTCAAGAATAAGATGCAACGCATGCGAGGTGTGCATTAATAGGTGGCAGGTAATAGTTGTGGGGATGAAAGGAGCGCGAGGC